ACCCTATCAATACTAGCGCTCACCACGGTGTACCTAAGTTTTACGCTCAGTACAGCGAAACACAGATTCAGTTAGTGCCTACACCCGATGCAAACTACGTGCTTGAACATATATACGGAGCGTACCCGACATCTATTGTGTCCGCTGCTACTTCTTGGTTAGGCGATAACGCTAGTGCAGCTTTACTTAATGGCGCTTTGGTTGAAGCTATACGGTTTCAAAAAGGTGAAGCCGATGTAATTGCTAACTACGAAAAATTATATTTACAATCTATCGTTTTGCTAAAGAATTTTGGGGATGGTAAATTACGACAAGATGTTTATCGTTCTGGGCAACCAAGGCAGGCTGTAACGTAATGGCTTTTACTGGAAATTATATGTGTACTTCTTTTAAAGTCGCCTTGTTAAACGGGGAGATGGACTTTAGTTCAGATACGTCTCAAGCTTTCAAGATTGCATTGTACACATCAGACGCAACTCTTACCGCAGATACAACTGTCTATAGCGTAACTGATGAAGCGTCAGGTACAGGATATACCGCTGGTGGTAATACATTAACAATAGCTACAAACCCAACGAGCGATACAGCTACAAGTGGAACAGTAGCATATTTAGATTTTTCAGATTCATCATGGACGAGTTCTTCAATTACAGCGCGTGGGGCGTTGATATATAAAGCTGGCGGCACAACTCCCGCAGTTGCAATACTAGATTTTGGTTCGGAGAAAACGTCAAGTGATAGCGCATTTACAATAACATTCCCCACATCAGGGGCTACGACCGCTATAATTCGTATTGGATAAAGGTAGACTAAAATGAGTACATTTGAAAATGACCTTCGACTTGAAGAAATTGGAACTGGTGAACGATCAGGTACTTGGGGCACAGCGACTAACGTAAACCTAGAACTTATTGCTAACGCGCTTAGTTACAGCGCTACGGGTGAGGCCATAGCAAACGCTTCAACGCATACGATTACAATGGCAGATGGCGCAGCCGATGAAGCGCGTTGTTTCTACTTAAAATGCACAGGCGGTGGACAAGCTTGTACAGTAACGCTCGCACCTAACACGTTGTCTAAAGTATGGATGATTGAAAACACAACAAGTTATACATTAACATTCTCACAGGGTTCTGGCGCAAACGTCGCTATACTTGCAGGTCAAGTTAAAGTTATTGGTGCTGACGGGGCAGGGTCGGCGGGGGCAATTTTTGACCTTATGCAAGACTTAGCTATACCTGACTTGTTTGTGGATGATGATGTAAGTTTGCAGTCAGACGGCGCTATAGTTAATTTCGGGGCTAATAGCGAAATTCAACTTACACACATTCATGATATAGGGCTACGCATTACTGAAACAGGGGGTGGTGCGCCGACACTACAGTTCAGAGACTCCGCTATTTCAATTAGCTCAAGTGCTGACGCTACATTAGATATTGCTTCTGATGGAGCCATAAATCTCACTGCAGGAACAGATGTGGTAATACCTGCAAACATAGGCTTAACCTTTGGTACTGGCGAGAAGATAGAAGGTGACAGCACTGATTTAACTATAACATCAGGGGCTAAAATTAACTTAACCGCTACTTCAGACATAGTTGTACCTGCGGATGTGGGCATTACTTTTGGAACTGGCGAGAAGATAGAAGGTAATAACACTGATCTAACAGTAACCTCTGGAGCAGACATCAATCTTACCGCAACCGCAGACGTTAACATCCCGTCAGGTGTAGGGTTAACTTTTGGTAATGACGGTGAAAAAATAGAAGGTGACGGCACAGACTTAACTATTGCGGGTAATAATATTAATCTTACCGCTGTAGCAGACATTGTTATACCTGCTGACGTAGGCTTAACCTTTGGTACTGGGGAAAAGATTGAAGGTGATAACACTGATTTAACAATAACCTCAGGAGCTAAAATTAACTTAACCGCTACTTCAGACATTGTTATACCTGCTGACGTAGGCTTAACTTTTGGTACTGGGGAAAAGATTGAAGGTGATAGCACTGATTTAACTATAACATCAGGGGCTAAAATTAACTTAACCGCTACTTCAGACGTACATATTCCAAACGCCGTTGGGTTAGTTTTTGGTGATGGCGGTGAGCATATTGAAACAGATAACACCAACTTAACAGTAACATCTGGGGGTAACGTAATTGTTGCCGCCACAACTCTTGATCTTAACGGCACTTTGGATGTGTCTGGCACAGGGCTAGTCACTGGAGTGTTAACTACAACAGCTACACAGGTAGCAACTGGTGGAATTACAAGTGGTTCAAATATTGTTTCAGACACAGACAGTACTGACGACCTTGGTACAACTAGCGTTCGTTGGGCTAACTTGTTCGTTGATGCAATTACTGCAACTGACCAAATAACAGCTACTGGATTTACTGGTACATTAGACGGTATTCTTGGATCTGGTGCCGCTGCCGCTGCAACTGTAACAACCCTTAATACAAGTGGCGCAGTTAACTTAAATCTTGTTACTGACTCAACTAGCTCAACTTCAGGCGCTTTGATTGTTGATGGTGGTGTTGGTATAGCTAAAAAGTTATACGTTGGCACAGACTTAGACGTAGATGGCACAACTAATCTGGATGCTGTAGACATAGACGGCGCAGTGCAATTAGACGCCACTTTGACGATTGGTGCAAACGACCAAGGTTACGATGTAATTTTTTACGGCGACACTGCTGCCCGAAACGTAATGTGGGACAGTAGTGCAGACAGCCTAGAGTTTACAGACAATGTTAAAGCTACATTTGGTACTGACAGCGACCTGCAGTTATACCATGATAATAGTAACGCTTATGTAGCCAACTCTGCAGGTGAATTAAGATTAGCTACACTAACATCTGGCATTGCAATTGCTATTGGACATAGCACCTCTGAAGTTACTTTTGGAGACAATGTTACAGTAACAGGTGATTTCACTGTTAACGGCACAACTACTACAATTGCTACAACTAACCTAACCGTTACTGACCCGCTAGTTAAATTTGGTCAAACTTATGTAGGCAGCGCTTTTGACCAAGGCTTTATTGTTACTCGCGGCAATGGCTCTGCAACTAACACAGCTAATAAAGGGTTTATTTGGGACGAGTCAGCAGACGAATTTGCAGCGGTTGCCGCTAATACAGAAGACGGCACTACAGCAGGTAACGTTACCATAAACAGTTACGCTGATATGCAAGTAGCTAAACTAACTGGTGCATCTTTAGATATATCTGGAGCAATCGATGTTGCAGGTACAACTAACCTTGATGTCGTGGACATTGATGGTGCAGTTAACATTGCTGCTGACACAACTATTGCTTCTACAAACAAAATAATCTTTAACGATGCAAGTCAGTTTATTCACGCACCTAGTGCAACTGTTTTAGATTTAGCTGCAACAGATGAGATTGAGCTTACTGCTACGTTAGTTGATGTTGTAGGTAACTTTACCAACTCAGGTACAATTGTATCTGCAGGTAAAATTACAGCAGATGCTGGCATAGACATTGATAACTTTAATATTGACGGTACTACAATTGCTTTAAGCTCTGGCAGTATGACAATAGATGCTGCAAGTAACATTACTCTTGACGCAGATGGCGGTACAATTACATTTGCTGATGATGGTGCATCACTAGGAACTATTACATCTAGTGGTTACTCAGGTACAGCAGCAGTTGCTACAACAGCCGTTGTTACTGATAGCACAGCTAACACAAGTTTCCCTGTAGTCTTTAACAATGAATCAAACGGACTGTTAGATGATACATCAGCATTTGTGTACAATCCTAGTTCAGGAACACTGTCTGTAGCTAATCTAGTTATAAGTGGAGACACAACAACTAACTCTAGTACTAATCTTACAATTGCTGATCCTCTAGTTAAGTATGGGCAGGGTAGTACAGGTACTTCAGTTGACCAAGGATTTATTGTTACTCGTGGAGATGGTTCAAGTAGTAACACTGCAAACAGAGGTTTTATCTGGGATGAGTCTGCAGATGAGTTTGCTACTATTGCAGCTAACACAGAAGCAGGAACTACTGCAGGTAACGTAACTATAAATGACTACGCACCTTTACACGTAGGAGCAATAACAGCAGATGATGCGTCTACGTTCTCAGGTGA